GACAAACATCGAAAAAACTGATATGATACTCTTTATTGGTGATAAATGTAAGCAAGGTGGCAATGACTATGACATTGCCCATGCAGTGAAAGAAAGGTCTGAAGGCAAGAATAGTTTTGCTTATGGACCTGGTAAGTTTTATAATGTTGAGAATTGGAAAGAAACATGGGAAATACTAAAAATAAACGAGTCGGAATAACTGCTTCGGCATTTGACTTGTTACACTCAGGTCATATTGCAATGCTAAGAGAGGCAAAGACGCAATGCGATTATCTCATTTGCGCACTACACGTAGATCCGTCTTTAGATCGCCTTGAGAAAAACAAACCTATCCAGAACACTGTAGAACGCTACACACAACTTGCGGCAGTTAAGTATGTTGATGAGATTGTTCCCTACTTGTATGAAAAGGAACTGATTGACATAATTGAGATGTACATGCCTGATGTTCGTATTCTAGGTGATGAGTACAAAGATACAGAATTTACAGGTCGTGAACTGTGTGATAGACTAGGCATTGAACTATACTTTAATACTAGAAACCACAGATTTGCTTCTAGTGAACTGAGAAGTAGGATAGCGAAGAATGACAAGTAAAGGCATATTCTATAGCACTCGCCCTTTCAATGGAAGAGAGGGAGAAGGTATTATGCATCACATAAAGTCTATCCAATCAAAGTCAGAGGTTGTTGACGCATTAAGTGATGGTAGTACTGATGCTATAGCAAACACACTTTACAAGTTTAATGGCATGAGCGTCCGAACAGTTGTCGGTGCAGTTACGTCTTTCTACTTAGACAAAGGCATTCACATGTCTAACTGGATGGACTTCTACAATGAATTAGACATAAGTGGTTTTGAGCAATACGATGACCTATATCTTATGGGTGGTGTTGATCTATGGCGATCTGGTCTAACTCGTAATGGTAAAAGATCAGGTGTATTTCCAACAGACAAGGGACAGATTAATTTTGTATCAACTGGACTTAGACTTGCTAATATTTTAGCACTTCTAAAAGCACACAACACGTTTGGCACAAGACTACACGAACTGGCATACGATCCAAATGAAATGCCAATGTCTCAGTTTCACACAGATGTTGCACCAAAAAAGAACTACTGGGTCTATCATGGTTACGATATTCCACACTACAACATTAAAAGACTAGACAGTTCACAGTATCAGTTTAAGGGAGCTCCGAAGTGGTTCGAATCGGATAAGAAGTATGACTTCACGTTTGGTTACACTGTATTACAGAGTAGTGATAGGGCGAAGTACATTGAGTGGGTAAACGACATGGCAAGTAAGTTTCCCAAAGCCAATCTGTTCGTGAAGTCGGACTGTGATATCGAAGACACAAGTGTGAGCCGTTCGGTTTACCTAAATAAGATTGAGGAATCAAAGTTCACGTTGATGCTACCATCTTATGACGAGTCTTGTTTTTCTATCTACAGGTTCATCGAATCTTTAGATAAAAAGTGCTTGCCAATCATACACAAATCGTGTATACTGAAAGACGTAGAACAATCATATAACGTAGACTTGTCTCCTTTAGTTGTAGACGAGCCTATGAGTGAGGCAACGAGAGTTGAACTACTTGATTACTATAGGTGTAAATTTTTAGTATTTGAGAAGGGATTTAGAAATGAATAAAAATGTAGAAGAAAGCGCAAATTACGACAACTATATGGATCAACAGAAGCGTACGGAAGACACGTACAGCGTTGGTCTAGATAAGTTTTTTGATGAGCCAATCAAACCAGTCTTGTATGATCAAACGAAAGCCAAGAAGAAGAACGCAGACGCATGGAAAGTTCTGTATGTTCACTTCCGTGAGCGTGATGACATGGCTGAGTTTTGTAAAATCATCAATCAAATGATTCCACACAACGTCAAGGAGACTTGGTATCCGTTGCATGATCCAGACGCTAGTTTGTTTGGACTAGATGATGAAGATGAAGTTACTATTGACGCATCGTTACTAGCACCACGTACAAAAGACTATGGTGAAAGTCAACTTGACGTTGATGTGGATGTTAAAACGCACGATGACTACAAGTGGCGTCAATACTGGCTTGGTATGCCAGAGTACGTGCAAGAGAACAAAGAACACTTTAGAACGGTACACATTAAGTTTCGTAAAAAAGAACATTATGATGACTTCTGTAACCGTATCGGTCAAGAGATGACTGAGAAGACTAAAGCGATCTGGCACCCAGAACTTCAGGTAACAAGAAACCTGTTACTTCGCTGGGTCGAAGACGGTGTTCGCACACTGCCAAAGCATCCTTTGTATATCATTTCGAAGACACGCTATGACAGTATGTTCACGTCACGTTCTTTGGCACGTATGCAAATTCCGCATTACATTGCTATTGAACCACAAGAAGAGGAGCAATATGAGAAAGCGTTAGACACTTTCAATATTCGCAAGTATGTGACACTTCTAGTTGCTCCATTCAGCAATCACGGTGATGGTCCTGGTCGTGCAAGAAACTGGTGTTGGGATCACTCTATCAGTATCGGTGCCAAGTATCATTGGGTATTCGATGATAATATTTCAGACTTCTATCGTCTCCATGAGAATCAACGTATTCGTTTTGAGAGCGGTGCTGGGTTTAGAGCGATGGAAGATTTCGTAGAAAGGTTTAAAAATGTTTACATTGCTGGTCCACAGTATAGATTCTTTATTGCGCCAGATCAGAAGTATCCTGCTTTCGTTGCCAACACCCGTATATATTCTGCTTTGCTTATCAGGAATGATTGTAAGCATCGCTGGCGTGGTCGATATAATGAAGATACTGATCTGTGCCTACGAGTGTTAAAAGATGGTGACTGCACCATTCAGTTCAATGCATTCATGCAAGGTAAGGCTGCCACGCAGACTGTAGGTGGTGGTAATACCGCTGAGTTCTATCACGCAGAGAATAGCGACAAGATTAACGAAGAAGGTTGGAACGCAGAGGGTACAGTTAACAAATCACAGATGTTAGTTGATATGCACCCAGATGTTACACGTCTTGTTTGGCGCTACAATCGCTGGCATCACTGGGTTGATTACGAGCCATTTAAGAAGAACAAACTTCAATATATCGATGGCTATGCTCCACCTCAAGGCGTGAACAACTATGGAATGAGACTTGATACTAATTTTGATTGGAAAAATGCATAATTTTTTAAAAAAGTCTTGACATATAGCGAATCATGTACTATATTATATCTTGTATGACACAGACAGCGAGACACAAAATGCAGATTGTAACAAGAAATGATAACATTCCAACATGTCAAGTTACTGGATGCTGTAGCACAGCCCAAAATACAACTGGCGGAGAAAACCCTAGATATCGAAAAGCAAAGTGGGTGCGTGAAGAATATGGGGTAGAACAGGGTTGGGTTTGTGCGAAACATCACGGTGCAAAAATTGCTGAGAAGCGTGGAGCAAAATCTATTCGACATGTGATGGCACAGAATGCTGGGTTTGGTAACAATGTTACTGCTTATACAAACTCTATGCATCCTTACCTAAAGTATCGTAAGAACTACTGCGAAAATCAAGACGGTCGTCTTGGCTTCGCTTGTACGTACAGCGGACCTACTCCTCAACAGTTAGTTGCGGCAGGGCTTGACGATACGTTTATGGGTTGGTTACAAGTTGACCATATTGACGGTAACTCAGAAAACAACGTTGAAGAGAACCTTCAGACACTTTGTGCGTGTTGCCATACAGTGAAAACAGCGATCAGCAAAGACTATTTGACACCTGGTCGTAAAACAATCAAGGCTATGAAAGAAGCCGCTTGACAAGCCACGAATAGTGTGCTAAGATGAGTATATTATGAATGACAAAGAACTTGAAAAATGGGTACGAGAAAATCCTGCTAAAGCAAACGCCATATATCCTACACTAATGATATTAGGCGCCTTGTTCTTGCAGTATACATGTATTCAGATAATTGATTCTTTCGTATCTGGAAGGTGGATATAAATTATGGTAATACGTGAAAAGCCAAAGTTCTCACGCAAAGTGATGAGTATTCAGGAGTTCGTTTTAGACCTTCTGCCAACTGTAGATTGTAGTCCAATCGGACAGCGACTACCTGTACATGCTGATGTACAAAACGCTAAATCAGAAGCAATTATACTGTCAATTCTAAGTAATATTGACATCGGTAACATCACACTTGTAGATGTTTCTGGTGAGCCAACTACTTGGGTATGGGAATCACTTGATGGTGGTCACCGTAAGCGGGCGATACGAGACTTCTTTCAAGGTAAGTTTCGTGTACTAGGTCGAAAGTATTCTGAACTATCTGATGAAGAAAAGACTGAGTTTAAAAGATATGAACTTGCATTTACAATGTATTCTCCATTGAGCAATGAGATGAAGGGTAAAATCTTCCGTAGCTTGAATGAGACTACGCATGTGAATGAGATTGAGATGTTAAACTCTTATGGCGATACACCAATCGCTAATGCAGTCCGTGAGACTGTACGTGTTGTTACTCGTAGTGACGGTAAAGCGTCTATCATCAATGAACTGTTTGATGTTACTAAGAGTGGTAACTTTCAGTGGATATCTGGTGATAACTTGCGTCTAAAGCAAGAAGAGTTTGTTGCCCGTGTGTACTACACGTTCTACAAAGGTAGTAAGTTATGTAACCGCACGACAGTAAAAGTCCAAGAAATGTATGATAACCCGAACCTCAATGTAAACACATTGAAGAAGAAGGCAGACAAGTTCTTTGACTTCTTGTTTGAAATGGCTAAGACACGCCGTCAGACACTTGGCTCTGGATTAGGCAACAGTGAGAAGAATGCACTACTCAATCTGTATGTTTATTTGTCAGAAAGTTTTGGTTCTGATTTAGAAGCAACTGATTATGTTGAATGGTACAAAGCCTTCTCTGTTGTGTACAATGACTTGTACAACGATCCAAAAGAGAATTGGACAGATATTCCAAACTTAGAGTTTGAAGCAAAAGATTCTACAATCGCACAGTTGTTTAAAGATTACACCCGAAACCATGATAATGCTGAAAAGCAAACTCAAATGGTTAAGTGGATGACAAGCCATCCAGAGTGGGAAAACATTTATGAGTTTACACTGTTGAAAGACCGCAATCGTGCTTTCCCACGTTGGATGAAAGAAGTCACATTGCAAGATCAACGCTATACTTGCTACATTGACGGTCTACCTTTAGACTGGGAAGATGCAGAAGCTGGACACATAGAAGCACATGCTCTTGGTGGTAAGACAATACTAAGCAATTGTGCAATGATCCGTAAGTCACATAACAGTGCAATGGGTACTATGAATGTTGATGAGTATAAAAAAGTTTACGAGAAGGCTGCCGCATGAATGAAGGCAGAAAAGACTTCATCTTTGATATGGAAACTATAGGGGCAAATGTTCATGTCTGTCCCGTAGTTGATATGGCATACTGCACATTTGAATGGGATCGTTTCAAATCTGATCCATATTCATTTCAGGAATTGACTGAATTGGTGCAGACTGTTAAGTTAGATATCGCAGATCAGGTAAAGAATTACAACTGTTCTTACACTGAGCGTGATGTTTGGTGGTGGGAGAAGTTGCCCAAAGAAGCCAAGCAAAAACTAAAGCGAACAGAAAATGACTTGACAGTGACCAATTTTTGTGATACTATATTACAATATTTGAGAAATGAAAAGAGTATCGATTATTGGTGGTCAAGAGGTAACACTTTTGATCCTGTTATTCTTTGGAGATTGATGTGGGCTGAGGGTCATGGTGATTTGTTAGATGAGTATTTGAAGTTCTACAAAGTTCGTGACATCAGAACACACATTGACGCCAAGTTTGACTACACAACCCGCAGTGGTTTTATTCCTGTAGCAGACGAAGCGTATTGGCAACAAGCATTCGTAGCACACGATAGTACACATGATGTTGCGGCAGACATACTAAGAATGCAAGCAATATATCGTGCTGAGAATGATTTAGAGCAAGTTAGACGATGATGAAAGGTGAAGAGGTAAAAGATTTGATGACACACTACACTGCTATGAGGGACGCTATGTTCGGTAATTCTATTGATGATGCAACACCCGAAGAGTGGAATGAAGCCGCTCGTAAAGATCGCATCAATCCACTTAAGACTGAAAAATCACAGTATAACGCATCTAAAAGTGGTGCGCAAAGAGAAGCTTTAGGTGTTCCATATTTCAGACAACTTCCCTTAGAGGGATTAGCCGCAGGCGCTACTGCACTTGAATACGGTGCGAGAAAGTACGCAGACCGTAACTGGGAGAAAGGATTGCCTTGGCAACAAATGATTGACAGTTTGAAGCGTCACATTGATGACTTTGAGCGTGGTAAAGATTATGATGATGGTCCAGATGGATCTGGATTACCACATATCTGTATGATTATGGCTGGCGCATTGATGCTATCTTCATCTGTTATTCGAAGAATTGGTGAAGATGATCGTATGCCTAAAACTTCTGATGAAGCATTCAGCGCAAAAGATTGTGCAAAGTGGATGCAAAGAGAACTAGAACGTGCAGAAGAATTATCACAAATGAGACAGGAGTACAAAGTTGGAAATAAAACTTAAACCCGAAGAACTGGCAAAGAAGAAACTCTTCGTTGCTACACCAATGTATGGTGGTCAGTGTGCGGGTATGTATACAAAGTCGTTAAATGATTTGACGCTAGTGTGTACTAAGCATGGCATACCAATTCGATCATATTTTTTGTTTAACGAGTCTCTTGTTACAAGAGCGAGAAACTACTGTGTAGCTGAGTTCTTGCGGTCAGAGATGACGCACTTGCTGTTTATTGACAGTGATATTGGATTTGACTTTCGTGATGCATTGACATTGTTGCATCTAGCAGACAGTGAAAATGGTTACGACATTGTTACAGGTCCGTATCCCAAAAAGACTATTGCTTGGGAAAAGATTAAGCAAGCAGTCAATAGTGGGTTTGCTGAGAATCCACACGACTTAGAAAACTACGTCGGCGATTACGTGTTCAACCCTGTGGGCGCAACTTCATTTAAAGTTTCTGACCCAGTAGAAATTAAAGAGGGTGGCACTGGCTTTATGATAATTACACGTGAAGCCCTAGAAAAGTATGCAGAAGCATATCCAGAATTACGATACAAGCCAGATCATGTTCGCACAGAACATTTTGACGGCACACAAGAGATTACGGCATTCTTTGATACAATCATTGATCCAGAAAGTAGACGATATCTTTCAGAAGATTATATGTTTAGTCAATATGCCCGTAAGATTGGACTACATCTTTGGATGTGTCCGTGGATGAAGTTGAAGCATGTTGGGTCATACACTTTTGGAGGCAGTCTTGGACATATTGCCCAGATTGGTGCTTCGCCGACTGCTGATAAGGAGTCAAATGCTAAAAACTTCAAAAAGAACTTGACAGATGTATCGTTAACTGATATAAATAAACCTGTTACAACTATGAACCGTCAGCAAAGACGTGCAATGAAAAAGGATAAATGATGATGAAATTAAGTAATGAGACTTTGAGTGTATTGAAGAACTTTTCACAGATTAATCCGAGTGTGATGTTCAAACCTGGACAAACCATTCGGACTATATCACCACAGAAAACAGTGATGGCAGCCGCAAGTGTAAGCGAGTCTTTTGACAAGCCTGCAGGTGTGTATGACGTATCACGTTTTCTTGCTACGTTAAGCTTGTTCGAAGATCCCGATGTTAACTTTGGTGATAATCAATTTGACATCAAGGGTGGCAAGCGAACATTGAAATATACGTACACAGCCGAGAACATGATTGTCACACCACCTGAGCGTGATATTCCAGTTCCTGATCCCGAAGCAACGCTAAAAGTATCGTGGGAAGACCTCGAGAGCGTTATTCGTGCCGCAGGTGTTCTTGGCTTACCCGAGATTGCTTTCAGTGCAGATGGTACAAGCATTTCGCTAGCCGCTGTTGATAGCAAGAACCCCACTGCGGACAACTACAGTATTACGGTAGCTGAAGATGGAAACTTTGGGGAATTCCGTATGATTATCAAAGTAGATAATCTAAAACTAATGCCTTCCAACTATGACGTGGCACTTTCGTCAAAGGGTATGGCACATTTTAAATCTGATAAAGTGCAATATTGGATTGCAATCGAATCCCGCTAATTAAAGGAGCATTATAATGACTGAAGCAACTGAAACTCAAGCGCCTGAAGGTGCACCAGACCAGGGTCCTGGTCTTTCGTTAAACGACATCGCTGCCGCTGTGCAGATTATCGATGCGTCTAGCGCACGTGGTGCAATTCGTGGCGAAGAGATGGTGGCCGTAGGCACTGTCCGTGAGCGTTTTATGGCGTTCTTGAATCACGCTAAAGAACAAGGTCAAATTGACCGAGTTCCTGGCGATGAGCCTCCTGCACCACCAGCGGCAGAAACAGACGCCGCTTAAATGAGAAAGGGGCTTGACATAGCCCCTTTTTTATACTATACTATGAACTTGAATGAACTATATTATGAGGTAATCTATGCAAGATGAATTCTTGTGGGTTGAGAAGTATCGCCCGAAAACAGTCAAAGACACTATTCTACCTAATTCACTGAAAGAAACCTTTCAACAGTTTGTAGATCAAGATAACGTTCCCAATCTCCTATTGACAGGTCGTGCTGGTGTTGGTAAAACTACCATCGCTAAGGCAATGCTTGAGCAGATTGGCGCAGATTACATTATCATCAACGGTTCGATGAATGGTAATATCGACACTCTTCGAACAGAGATATCTAACTTTGCGTCCAGTGTTTCATTTACTGGTGGTCGTAAGTATGTCATCCTAGATGAGGCTGACTATCTAAATCCCAATTCTACACAGCCCGCTCTCCGTAACTTTATGGAAGAGTTTAGTAAGAACTGTGGCTTCATTCTGACCTGCAATTTCAAAAATCGCATCATTGAACCACTGCACTCTCGTTGTAGCGTGATTGAGTTTAAGATTGCGAATGAAGACAAGCAACAAATTGCCGCACAGTTCTATAAGCGTGTAACAAATATATTGGAGACTGAAAATGTTGAATTTGATAAATCGACTGTTGCTGAGTTGGTCAAGACTTATTTCCCTGATTGGCGTAGAGTCCTTAACGAACTACAGCGTTATGCTTCTACTGGTCGCATTGACTCTGGCGTCCTAGCAAACAAATCTGCCGATAACTTAAACGCACTCATTACATTGATGAAAGAGCGTAACTTCACTGAAGTGCGTAAGTGGGTTGCTGAGAATACAGATATTGATAGCGCAGTGCTATATCGATCCTTGTATGACTTGTTGCCAACTAAGATCGGTAGCACCCAAAGTATTGCAGATGCTATTATCATTCTTGCTGAGTATCAGTATAAAGAAGCGTTTGTGGCTAACAGTGAAATCAACCGAGTTGCGGCTCTGGCAACTCTCATGGCAGAGGTAGATTGGAAATGAAAACAGTAACAACGATTATAGCCCTATTGATTGTATGTGCGATAGCATACGGCATTTATCTGATGAAGCGTGAAGTAAACTCGTTCTTGTTTTATGATGATGCAACTAAAGACGTAGTGTGCCAGATGGTATCGCCTGCGGCTCTACGTAACCCAGAGGATTGTCAATGATGAATAGACTTCAGCAACTAATGGTCATCTCCATGGAAGAGTGCGGCGAGTTAATTCAAGAGTGTAGCAAGATAATTCGCAAGCATGAAACCATCGCAGATGTTGGTCAGAAGCATCGCCAGACGCTCCTGGAAGAGGCTGGAGACGTTTACGCCATGATACAGTTGATGATTAAGCATGGCTTCTTTGAATATTATGATTTAGAGTTACGTGCCAAAGAAAAGCACAAAAAACTCGAAAAGTGGAGTAATTTATACGATGAAGATGAAAAACATTTTAAAGAAAAACAAACTGACTTGTTTGATTTGCTCTAAGAAATGTGGCAAGATTTACACCACTATCAAATATAAATATGAAGATGATAAACTTGGAGAAGTTTACATTTGTGAAGAATGCTCTAAAGAGTATGATGTAGAGGAAACAAACCTAAATGAGCAATCCATTTGATTATGTAAATTCTATCACGCAGAGCAAAAAGAATATGATGCGTGATACTGAAAATGATACACTCGCAGAGAAGGGATACAGTGCCTTTCTTATCAACAAGGCTTTGTCGTATTTTCCTGATACGATATTGCATGCCAATCTTATGAACCAGTACCACCAGCTTGAGGATCGTCCTCAATATGAGTTTTTACTAAATAGTGTAAGACCTAAGAAGCGTTTCGCAAAGTGGGTTAAAGATGCTGGTGATAAAGATTTGGAGATTGTCTGTGAGTATTATCAATGCAATCCGAACCTCGGGAAAGACTACCTTTCTTTGTTGTCCAGTAAACAGTTAGATATTATGAAACAACAACTAGAAATAGGTGGATTTAAAAAATGAATTTAGTAGAGAGACTCGTTGAGGTCGAACTACCAAATGACGAAAGCTTTCTCAAAGTTAAAGAAACGCTAACTCGCATAGGTATCGCCTCTCGAAAAGATAAGAAATTGTATCAGTCTTGCCATATTCTACATAAACAAGGCAAGTACTATATTGTTCATTTCAAAGAGTTGTTTATGCTTGACGGCAAAATTAACAACTTTTCGGAAGAGGACCAGGGTCGTAGAAATACGATAATCAACTTGCTTGAAGAGTGGGGACTAATTAAAGTTGTCCAATCTTCACAGACAGAAGACCCAGTTGCACCATTATCACAGATTAAAATTCTTCCTTACAAAGAAAAGGACGAGTGGGAACTTGTCGCTAAGTATAGTATCGGAAAGAAAAAATAATGTCCTGGGGAGATAAACAACTGGTAATTCAATTACATGATATGGCTAGAACATATGATAGCGACTTTTTACGTAGGGTCGCAAATAGAATGGATTTTATGATTGAGGAGAAAAGGCAAAATGAGCAACTTGCACGTTTGGAAACTTTGGAGCGAAGCCCATCTACCACAATACAGTAGCGAGTGGGCAGCCTGCTTTGACTTAAAAGCAAGTCTACGTGATAAAGATCAAGTTACTGTATACAACGTAACCAATCATAAATCTAAGCGAAATGTTACAGGTGATTACATATATCTTTATTCAAACGAAAGAATGCTAGTGCCTACTGGACTGGTATTCGATTTACCTTCTAAAGATAGTTTACGTATTCATCCACGGTCTGGTCTTTCACTTAAGAGTGGCATCGTTATTGCTAACTGCGAAGGTGTTGTTGATCCAGATTATGTACAGCAAACGTATGTAATGCTGTATAACATATCTGATATGCCGTTTCAAATTAGAGATGGTGATCGGATTGCACAAGGCGAAGTGGTTCCTATGAACCAGACGCCAATCGTCTTGGCTGATGCAGAACCAGAAGAAAAAACTTCACGTAGTGGAGGCTTTGGTTCAACTGGCGTATAAATAGTACTGTAGACGCCGTAAGGGTCTACTTATAAACAATTCTTGCTTAATAAAAGGAGAACTAATATGACTTTAGCAGAAACATTGCGACACGATCCATTTATGGTTGGCTTCGATAGAGTATTTGATCGAATGCACACTTTGAACACGAGGTCGCTAAAACAATCCAACTACCCTCCATACAATATCATCAAACGAGACGGTGAATTCTACGATGTAGAAATTGCTGTTGCTGGTTTCGTGCAAGACGAAATCAACATTACCGTAGAAGATGGCGTAATGAAGGTAGAAGGTACTAAGAAGTTTGAAGAAAGCGATAAGGCTGATTTCCTACACAAGGGAATCGCAACACGTGACTTTGAACGTACTTTCACTTTGTCTGACACTATCATTGTAAGAGGCGCAGACCTTGACAATGGTATTCTAACAATCACACTTGAGAATGTTATTCCAGAAGAGAAGAAACCTCGAACAATTGAGATTGGAACAGGCAAACAAGTTTTCTTACAAGAAGACAAATAATCATAAATAAGGGGAGAGGAAACTCTCCCCAACACACACATAACACAGGAGATTGCTATGAAAATGGTAATGAATTACTTTCAGTCCGCAAAGAAAAGTCTGACGGACAAAATCATCAAAGACCCAGAATTGAATGAGATGGCGCACAAGTATATTGATGCGCAAACTCAGTTTGCAACCATGCTATTCGATAACTCGGAGTGCATGATGAAATATTCTTTTGATAAAATGGCAAAGGGGACTACAGATGGCAAATAAAAACCCATTCGAAATTCGTGCAGAGATGTTGCAGATGGCAAAAGATTATATGGACCAGCAATGGCATATGAATCTT